GCAAAGTCGCTGCCTGATGGTGACATTACAAACGGCAGAAACAGCGGGTCTTTTTTAGTCCCACTCTTTAATTCAGCAGCCAGCTCATAAATATCAGTTGCCGGCTTTCTACCTGATGCCCATACTTGACCAGGATTCTCAAACATATACGGCTGGCCGCCTTGCAGCTCAACAGGACGATTCAACAATACGCCGTCAATGTCCGTAAGCAGTCCAGTCCGAGTCCTGTCGGCCATGCTGGTGATGAAAGGGTATCCCTCATAGTTTGCGAGAGATACTTCTGGCACGTTGTAATTTTGAATTGGAACAATAGTTGTTTTTAGATTCTTTAATCGCTCTTGTTCTAATTTTCTAGGATCAAATCTAGGATCAAAAACATTGTTGCCTGACAGCATTTGACTTCTAGTGCCTTGAGACAAATCACCAAGCAAGCCAGCACCCATGCCGCCACGCTCCATAACTTGCGGAACAACTCTCTCAGCCAATCTCTCACCAGCTTTACCTAATTGCATTGCTGGCTGCTTCAATGCACGCACGCCAGGTATTACCTCTGCGGCTATTCCAGCAGGGAATGCCACTTGTGCAGCATCAAATGCAGCCTGTCTTTTTGGATCAAATACGCTGTATGCGTTAGCAGTGTCGTATGGCGTGTTCCCCAATAACCCAGCGCCAGCACCATAAACCCTTGGATACTCATCGCGCAAAAACTCCAACAATCCGCGAGTACCCTCTGCCGAGTAGTCCGCTGCGCCAAATGGGTCTTGGTAACCTGTTGCCATGATTTATTGTCCCAATAGTCCTGATACAAATCCTGCGCCTGATGTCAATGGCAGGGTACGCCTTAACGCCTCTTCGCTTGCTGGATTAACTACACCAGCAGGCACTATGCCTGATTGCAGACGGCGTGCAGCCGCAATAGCTGGCGTTGATGTGTAGGCACTGGCCGCAATGTTTGTGGGCATAGACAACAGCATATTCAATGGCGTGATCTCCATCATGCGTGTCGCTGTACCTGAGTCACCAACAATAGGTCTGAATGCTTGAGCAAAGCGTGCGGCCTCATACATTGGAGTAGTGTTTGTACCCTCCATGAATCCGCGAGGGTCTTTGCGTGTCAGAGCTGATGCCAAATTCAAGCCTGAGACATTGCCTGATGATGGATTGACAACGCCAGGATTGGATCTCAGCGTCATCAGGTTTCGGTAATTAGCACGCGCTGTTTGGAATGCTGCTTGATCTGCTGCCGACAGTCCTGCCGCCAATTGATCGTCAACGATCTCTTTGATCTGGAACAAAGCCTGACCAAGCTCACGATCACCGCTAACAGTTGTCATCTCATTTTTGGCTTTTTTACCAATCTTTGATGACAATGTTGTCAACTGGTTGCCAGTGGCCTCACCCTTATTGGCTAAATCCAACAATTGCTTAACGAAAATTTCTGACCTCAATGGTTTAGTTGTCAATCCCTCGGCTGCTGAATCAATCAGATCAATGCCATTCATCACATACATCTGATCCAACTTCTGCACATTGGGGCTTGCCACCTTGTTGTAGACGGCGCTGATCTGACGCTGTGCCTGTGCCAATACAGGGTTGCTTAACTCCATGGCGTCAACGCCAATGGCTTGAGCTGCTGATTGATTGAGCACCTTTTGATTGGTGGCCTTGATCTCGTTGAATGTGCCTGATGTAAATGGGTTTGACTCCAACCGAGCTTCCATCTGCTGAAGAGATCGGCTGCCGGTTTCTTGTCCTGGCGTAGTGCGAAACCCCATCGCTTTGCCGCGATCTAGGATGGCCTTTTGCGCCTGAGTCAATGCCGCTGATGCGTCTGCACCGACAACGCCAGGCGTCATCTGTCCACCAGTAACGCTTGCAGTTGGCGTCACTGTGGCGCTCGTCTGCGCCTGTGCAGTTGTCGTTCCTGCTGCTGGTGCAACAGTTGGACCTCTACCAAGTAAGAGATTTAACATCTTGTCAGACAGGTAACCACCACCAGCACCAAGTACACCGCCAGCACCAATCTGTTGAGCTTTTTGGCTAAAGAAGTCTGTCGCACCTGGCGTGACCGGCTGCAATGCACCGCTGACAGCACCGCCAACAGCGCCAGCTTTAACAGGTGCAGCCGCCAAATTCAAGGCTTTAACAGCGGCAGTGCTTGGCAACAATGATGCAGCCACATTGCCAACGACACGGCCAACATCCATCTCTTCTGGCATGAATTGACCAGCGCGAGACTGACGATACAACGCTTCATTTTGACGATTAATATCTTCAACGCGCTGACGCTCTGACTGCATGAATTGCTCCATGCTTGAACCCGCTGGAGAAATAGCTTCCAAGCCTCTAGTTAATAACTGAGCGCCAGCTTCTGGAATATCCATCATTCCACGCACAAAGCCGCCAACTGGAGATGCCGCCAATTTACCCATAACAGTCGTAGGTTGTGCTGGAACAGCTGGTGCTGGAGCAATTGGAGGTAATTTCTTTAGAGCAGTTGCAATCTCATCCTTAGACATTCCATCAGGAAATGTGATTGGTCCATACCCTAATACATTGACGACTTGAGACATTTTTTACCTCATTCAAATTGTTGTGTTACTGTATTCCATGTTAGTCCACCAGTGGGTTGTGCTTGTTGCGCTTTCTTGATGGCTTTCAGTGCAGGACCGCCACGCACTTCCATCGCTAACTCAGTAGACTTGCGTGCATCCCGCTTTTGCTTGATAACTTCTGGCTTGTCATCAACTTGCGGAAAGTATTTTTTAATTTCTTTATCAATTTCGTCTGTACCAAGAACAGCGCCTGACTCTGCACGCAAATTGGCGCTAACCCAATTTTCTTGTGCTTGGCGATACTGTTGACGGCCAGAAGTTTCGCTAAAGCTGGCGATACCAGTAGTCAATCCTGCTGATGGTATAGACCGCATGATGGACTGATACCTATTAGGCGCACCAAATGCATCTTCCAAAGTAATGGCCTTATTACCAACCATCAATGGCTTTCCAGTCATAGGATCAAGCACAGGCTGATTAAAAAGTTGAGTGGATTGATTCATACGCAAAGCAAATCCAGCAGACTTGCCCTGATCTTCTGTAAAACTACTCTTGCCAACTAACTGCTCACCACTTGGTCCAGTGATGGGGATGGTGGGCAAGCCAGGCACTTTAGGCACATACGCAAAGCCATCAGCAGTTTCGACTCGGTCATACTGACCACGTTGAAATTCTGCTTGGCTAATATTCAAACGCTTCAAGGCAATTCCAAGGTTGGCTTGATCAAGTTTGAGTTGCGCCTCTTGTGCTGGTGACATACCAACCAAATAAGTTGCGTTTGCAGGCATCTTATTTTTATCAACAAAAATAATCTTGTTATTAAGATTGACTTGCACCAACTCACGCGGTACGCCAAAGCCTTCAACAGCTTTAATGCTTCCATCATCATATGATTGAGCAAGCACAGCATTGCCAGTGGCATCTGTGACTTCTCTTGGCGAACCAATTGGTTTGGCCGCTGGAGCTTGTTCTGCTGGCACTTCAATTCTGCCGCCAGTCTTTGTGCGCTGGAAAACCTTTCCATCAGCAGCACGATATGGCTCTCCCACCACTTCGGGTGGTTGCAACATCTTTAAAAGCTCTGCTCTTCCCTCTTTGGCAGGCATACTTCTAAGCAAGTCTCTTTGAGTCTGAGTCAAAGAAGATAAACCGCCTTGCGCCGGCATAGTAGCTTGCATACCAGCAGGCATTGGCTGATTAATCATTGCAGCTCGCTGTGGACTTGGACCCATACCATATTGAGCAACAGGCAATGCCGCTGCTTGCATTGGCGTTATTGCACCGCCAGCCACTGGTGCTGTAGCAAACATATCTCTGTATGCCTGCTCATCAGCCACTTGGCGCTTGTACTCATCCAGCTTCTGCTTTGCCAGCAACTGAGCCAAAGCCCCCTGCTGCGCCTGCTGATAGCCCTGCTGACCACCAGCGAGTCCAGCGCCAAGTATCTGCATGAAGTTGCGTGGAGTGGTGCTAGGTGCGCTGGCCTGTGACGCGGCAATGGCTGCTTGCAGCAGAGCCTGACGATTCATCTGACCAGTCTGAGCTGCCGTTAAATACTCTTCCAAGCCAGTGGCGCCGCCTCCACCGCCAAAGATGTCGCCAAGTAAGCCTGCAAAGTCTTGATTAGATGTAGCCATGTTGTTTCCTTATTTCTTTGGTTTTGGCTCTAACAGACTACCAATGTAGCTACCAGTCAAGCCACCAGATAACGCACTGCCTGCTGTGCTTGAGTACAAAGGCTGGCTAGTTGATCCACCAATATTGGGAATGCCTATACCCAAAGAGCCACTTGTTATGCCCAAACGCTCAAGGGCCAAATTGCGTTCTGCGTCTAATCGAGCCTGATCCAATGCAGTCCGAGCTGTGCCAAGGTCCATTGATGTCTTTAAACCTGATGTATCTGTTGTTCGTGCTCTAAACCCAAGATCAGCAGCAGTATTAAAGCCAGTAGCACGCAAATTTGCGCCAGTTGTAGCAGCTTGACGCAATGCAGCCTCGTTGGTCATGCCTGAGACAACGCCTTGGCGTGAACCGCCAAACGCTCTAGCCCTAGTTGCCTGCTCCATGTTTGCCTGCTCTTGAATTTGGCGTGTACGCTCAATATCGCCTAACGCACCCTGCACCACTTGCTCTTGGTAAGGGTTGTAGAACCTTGCAATATCTTCAGCACCAAATGGTGTCATGCCGAGGTTGTAAAGCCTCTTCTCAGCATCGGTGTACATCTGATTTGGCTCTGCAAACTGACGCACTCCCAAGCCTGCCGCAGTCGTCTTGGCGCGTTCAATGTTGGCTAAATATTCTCTCTTTAACTCAGGGTCAATGGCTGTGGTTGCTGTGGTTGACTTTGGTGCGTTGGATGCTCCAATAGCACTAGTTACACCGCCAATTAATGCTCCTGCAATAGTGGGATTTTCCTTTGCAAACTTTAAGATGCTCTTACCAGCATCACCAAGCGTAGACAAAATCTTTGCTGCGCTAAAGCTGTTTGATGTAAATTCTGGAGTATCTGCTGCTGGGTCGGCATTATTTTGACGCAACAGTCTTGCTACTTCAGCGGCAGTCTGATTCTCATCTTCAGTAAATGAGCCATAGTCAGCCGCTACTTTAGCAGCAGCAGCAGCGCCAGCATCAAAAGCAGATGGGTCTGATATTGGCATATAGTTGTATAACTCTTCTAAGTTATAGTTATTTGCCACAGCAGCAGCATTGGCAGAGCCCAAGTCAAAAGCAGATGGGTTATTTATCGGCATATAGTTAGAAAACTCATCTAACAGTCCATTGAATTCGTCATCAGTCATAAGACCTCCACTTAGTTTGCTTCCTGTATAGCCTTCATTTCCATAAAGTGCTGCTACATCAGATGATGTTTTTGTGTAATTTGGTGCAGTTGGCGTTGTTTTTGTAGGAGCTATGGCTGCCCTTACTCCTGTGTTTATTGCACTATTCACTAAGGATGATTCTAAATCGTTACCCTGCAATAAACCTGATGCAGTTGATCCAACTAGGCTACCAGTCAATGCTGAACCAGTAGCCGTTGTTGCTGCATTGGTGATGCCGCGAGTAAGTAGTGAGGTCCCCACATTTGTTGCAATCTTGCTAGAATCAGTCCCTGCAAGCAAGCCGCCAGTGACATTAGCAGCAGCCTGTCCTGCCGCTGCCGATCCTGTTGACGTTGCAACATTACCGCCAACAGTGCCAGCAGCCGCACCTATTGCAGCACCTTTGGCAATATCTTCTGGTGATCTACCTTGTGCAGCTTGTAGTCCAGCATTTGCCAAAGCAGTGCCAGTCGCCGTACTTGTACCCAATGCCGTACCTATTTCAGCGCCAATGCCAGGCAACACCATCGCCGCGACTACTGGAAACAATGGATTAGATGTGACATCTTTTACCAAGTTACCGAAACCGCCGCCAGGGTTAAAGTTGGCATTAAAAGCTGCCGCACGTTGCTGAGCGTTTGCATTGTCTGCAATGCCACTTCGGACATTTGTAGATATTTGCTGCGCCTCTGCTGGAGTAAACCCGACAGTGTTTAAAGACTTTACAAAGTTATTAAAATCTGGCTGTAATGGGCCAGACGCTCCACCATAAGAAATTATTTTTGCATTATCTAAAAGAAATTGTTTTTGCCCTTTAGACTGTAGTTCTGCAACAAGTTGTTCAGCAAGTGGTTCGGCGAGGTCTTCCCAGTTGTTTAAACCATATTGTGTGTCAAACAGTGTTGTGCCGCCTGGTATTGACAACAATTTCTCATAAGAAGCAGCAATGGGAAGATTATTTTCCCTTGCATAGTCTAAATTCATTTGCAATATTGACATTTTTATCTCTTACCCATCGCAACGATATCCAGTTTGGATACACCAACACGCCAGTCTTGCAGCACATTGCCGGTGTACTTCACTTTGACAAGTCGTCCAGAGAAACGCACATCAGTTGGCTGTGACGCTGAATATGGTCCATGAGTCGTTTCAGTTGCCATTGGATAGAGTCGAGACTTAAAGCTCACCACCACCTCACCCAAAGTTTGCTCATCGGGAATAACTTGGCGTACAGACATGATGTTGTCACCCTGTCCAATTTCCAATGGTCCAGACTCGGCATATAAAACGCCTGAGTCGTAGTCATAGCCCACCTCATGCTCATAGATAAAGCCGTCAGATGACACCATCAGTGGCTGCAAATACACACCCCTGTCAACGCCTGCTGTACGCGCCAAAGAGCCAATGTTCCAGTGATTCTCGCGGTAGTTGAAACTTACATAACTGTCAACTTCGTTGCTGGCATTGGATGGGTAAAACCACCACACCTCACCATACTTTGAATTGTGTACGGCGTACACCTTTGAGACTTGGTTGTAGTTCATATTCTGAAATACATAGTCAGAGACATCGCAGGGCAAAGGCTTAACGTAGCCATCAAATGTCCAAAAGCCTGATGTACTCATCCACAGCGCGGCAGTGTCAATGGCTGCAACAGCCTGCGCTGAAATCAAACCGCATCCACTTGCAGCCTTTTCAAATGAATAGACATAAGGCAGGCCGACATATGTTGCGGTGTGTACATCAACATCAGTAAACAACAAGTTAATGCCGCGCACCTTTTTGCCTGCTTTCAATGCGCCAACTGTTTGCAGCTCAAAGTCACCCGCCTGACTGGTGGCTGATGGTGTCCAGTTTGTGTCACTTTCCTGATCGCACCATTTCACAAGTCTTGGGTTGCTTGAAGCACCCAAGGCAAAGATAAAGCGCTCGGCAGTAGACATCACAGCCGCGCAGCCTGTTGGTGCATTGGTGATCACTGCCGCAATAGTTGGCGTTGCAAAATCCAACTGCCACTGATACAGCTTGCCATCAGCATTTGAGCAGGCAATCAGGTACTCGCCAAATGTGTCTAAGCTCCAAGTCGTTGCTGGCGTCACAGAGCCTGTATCGGGACGCGCCACGCCATACGCAAAATTGCCATAGGTGGAGTAGCCATAGCCGGTCTTTGTGGCAGCATCAGCTATGCCTACTGTAAAACTTGTTGGCGTGATGTCTTTGAGCACGCCAGCCTCGTTCATTGCAAATAGCTTTGAGTGCGTGCCGGCTGCAATCCATCTGTCTCCACTGTTGTCACGCCAAGTGAGTAAGCCTCGGCATGAGCCTGTCAACTGACTAGATGAGCGCTTGCGCCAGCCGCCAATGGGTCTGAGAGTGTTCTCATACCAACGCACAAGGTTGGCGTCAAACCATCTGCCAGCAGACTGATACTCAGTGCCGTTGCGGTATACGCCTGGTGGGATTTTGAGAGGTATGAGTGCCATGGCTTAATTATGCGGTTTCTGTAGACAAATTGGACACGAATGTGAGAGTGGCAATGACTGATGGCACTGCCGGTCTGGTGGGTGTGCTGCTGGCTGCAAAGTGCTCAATACTGACGCCGACATCTGATGGCCGCCACATGATCTCAATGTAATCATTGGCCGCTAGATTTACAAAGAAATTTAAAGCACCGATCATGTGCGATGGGTCACCAGAAGACTTTCTTGGAGCAAGTCCAAATCTGCTGTTTGATTTGTCAATGTTTGTGCCGTTTTTGCGAAACCACACATCAACATCTTGCGTGTCATTAGTGGTGTTCTTGAATTGGATACTGAATTGGATATCGTAGATGCCGGCCTGAGACACATTAAGTCTTGACGAATTAGACAAGGTAACGCCATTGCTGAAGTCGGTAGTGTCAAAGGTGATGGCGTAGGCCGTTGTTGTATTGGCCGCCGTCTGATCTGTGCCGTCTTGAAACGCCCCATATGGGTTGTTGATGTACTTTCCACCACGCGGTCCGAGGATCGTTGCAAAGACTGCCGTTATCTTATTGAAGTAGACATTCAGGCCGCCAAATGATGTAGCCAAAAATCCTTGGTCATAGGCAGGCGTAGGCGTGCCAAGGTTTGGCTGCGCCGGTGTAGTTATCTGCTGACCAAGGTTTAGTGCCAATTAAGCCACCAAGCCATTTAAGTAGGTTGTCTTGCCTGCGACTTTGGTGGCCGTCAATGACTGAGATTTGAGGTTGGATGGTGAATATGAGCAATGCACCCACCCCGCATTTGGATCATCCCCGCCTGGCACCCAAAACTCCAATATCAATTGCGTGTATTTGAGATTGGCTTCAATCCACTCTGCCAGCTCGGGATTAGGTACGCCATCAATCTCAAAATCGCAGGCTTGGCCCTTGCAATGGTCTGAGGTGGCCGATCCTCCGGCTGCCTGATTCAAAGCACTACACCTGAACCCAGAGGATATTTTCACTGGTTTGCCAAAGTGATCACGCACTGGCTGCAGGATGTTTTCGCATAATAAACGTAATGACTCTATTTGTTCTTCATTGGGCGTGTTGTCAATGTCCAAGCGTATAGCAGTCTCAGACTTGGTGAGTTCATTTAAGGTGAAGTTTTTTGATAAGTTCATTTCATGGTCCTCATGGTTTCGTAAGTTTGGATGCAGGCGTTGAGCTTGCGGATGGCGGTGTCTCCTTCGGCTGTGATGGAGACAAGATCATCAGCAGTCTTTCTGTCAAGTTCGGCTGATGCTTCTCCGCTGTTATTTCCAGCGGCAATGGAGGAATCACTGGTGGCTGATAAGGCGCACTCGGCGGCTTTGACAGGGATGAACAGCCTGCGCTCGCCACTAGCAATATCAGCACGCAACTTGTCTTCTTTAACCTTTGCAACATTGTTTGCCTTTCGTAATGTCTGCCCATAAGTCTGCGCCACTTGTACCATCGCCTGCTCAGTCTCCCTCGCCTTGGCATTTAATGCGGCAATCTCAATCTGCTGGCGCGTGTACTCGTCATGCTCACCCTTGAAGTATCCACCGCCAAATGATGAAAGCACCGCCATGACGATGCCGAGGATTACCCAAGGATTAAACAGGCTCATGGCTTGGGTGGCTCATCATTATCAATTGCTTCAGCCTTGGCGCTGGCACTGGCTATTGCCTTGACACCAGACCGGCCAGCCACACCACCAAGCACTCCAGTGATGAAAACCATTATTGTTGAAATCTGCTGGGTGTACACCTTATCGATGGCCGCCATTGATCCATTCATCGGCTGCTGGACAAAGCTCACCGAGTACAGAAACATACCCATGGAGGCCAGCAGAATGCTGACAAGCACAACAATGACAAATGCCCAAACTCGGACTTCGATCTCGTCAGCAGTTAATCGGTTGTTTATTTTGTATCCAATGGTCGCCATCACTTCTTCTCCTCTGGTTTAACAAGCAACTCAGGACAAGTTCCTGCTGCTGTACAAATTGGCGGCTTGCATTCCGCATTTTGCCAATTCAATGGGTCTTGACATTTGTATCTGTAACGATCATCGCAGCCAGTCAGCGCCACAAGCAGTGCAGACAGAAACCAAATTTCATACACATTCATTTGTCTTTCTCCTTTCTCTGTTGTTGATCGATTTGCCGTCTGAGTTTTTCTAGCTTTTCCAATTGCAGTTTCGCTTCGTTCTTCACCTCAAGGATGTCGATGTACAGCATAGCCCCAAGCGGAAGCAGGAGAGCAATCAATACACAAGCAGCCACCCATCCCACTATGTCTTCCTTAAC